AGTGTTTTGAAATTCTGGTTTCTTCAAATACTAATTGATCAGGATTGTTAGGGCTGATATAAGAAGTAATGCCACTAAACCCTCTTATACATCCCTCAAAGTTAAAATCAGTTTTTGTTTTATAGAATATAATTTCATTATCAATTTTAAGAAGACCATTCGTATCAGGGAAACTATCTGTAAAGTTTCCATCAACACTAGTTACAATAGTTTTATCCTGAAATCCCAAATCGGCTCCAAGAATTGATTCAGTTTCTAACTGAAAGAGTTGATCAACCTTTACATACTGATCAAGGTTTTGAATAAGATCAATGTTTCCACCTTGAATTTCTTGAGAAAGATAATACTGTTCAAGAAATTCTTGAAGCAGAGGAAAATCATCCTGAACATATCGAGGTAGTTGGCTCGATAATACGTCTTGAAATTGAACTCTATTCTCTGCCATTGCTTATTAGTATGAATATGAACCGCCACCGCCACCGCCGCCAGAAGGTGTTGGAGATGGTGAAGGTGTGGGTGAAGAAGGAGTGGATGAAGATGGAGTAGGAGTTGGTGTAACTAAAGTTACAGACTGTTGAGTAACTGGAACAGAAGTAGGTGTGGTTCTTACAATTCTTGAATTTGTTGAAACTACAGTAGATGTAGGATTAACTACTTCAACTCCTCTTACCAAAGATGTAGATGAATAACTGGAGGAAGAGAGATAATTTGTACCTGAAGTATTTTCACCAGTTGAGATCTGATCAATCAAAACACGAACTTGAGAACCACCTGAATCAAGTTGTAGATAAAGATCCTGTAATCCAATAACATCATTTGAATGTGGAATAGCTGAAATCTCAATCAAAGGAGTATTTCGATTTACGAGTGTTGAAATTATCTTGATGGGTGAGAGTCTAATCTCTCCCTTTACATAATCAATCACACCCACATTTCTCTTTACAATAACTGGTTCAGTAGGAGAGTTTAACTTAAACAGAAAAACAGTGCCAGTGCTTAAATCTGAATTTGGTTGATCACCCAAATAAACAGTATCATTGATACCACTTACTTTGAATCCAGTAGATCTTATATTATAACCAACCAGTGTTCCATTATACACTGGTGTAGTACCATGATTACGAATGTGGAATCGATTACCAAAACAAATTTCATAATCAGCAAACTGATTAAGTCTTGCTTCAAGATCTCTCCTCATTCTAACTGTTGTGATATTTGATGTAATTGATTCATTACTATCATCAACAATCTTCTGGAACTTGGAGTATTTGAACCTTGCTCCAAACTTATTTAACTGAGTAGAATTAGCGTATTTTTGAATGTTATCATTTACAGCTGTTCTTACAAAATCACCAGAAGGTGTAAGGTTTGAATTATAATAAACTGAGGTATCAACCTCCACATATAGGTATTTAAGATCAATTATTTCAGTATCAATACCAGCTACAGTGTATTTCCTAAGTTCTCTTCTTATATTTTCTTTAATACTTTCTGGTACAAATATACCTTGTGTGGGTTTAATACTTACCAATACCTTTCCAAACTGTGGTGGATTCATTGTTTCACCACCATAGGCTGATACTGATTCAGTTTCAGGATAAATCTTAGGAATCAGTGCTTCATAATCTGAAGAAGTTACTGCTCTATTCTGCGAAGAATAGATCATAGGTGCGTATGTTTTAATACTCTCAACAGATTCAATACTACTTCCACCATAAGAAGGTTCATTTACTGTGATAGCTGAGAATGATCTTGAGTTAAGTTTAGCTCCATTCTGATCAATACAACTACCAGAGAACCTCATGTTCTGAATTCCATTACCATCTTCACCATTACTAATCACATAACCAACTTCAATGAAGTTTGGTTCCTGAAGACCAACACCAAGAATACCATCACCAAACATCAATTCATATCTTTCTCCTTCAGTTTCTTGTAAGAAATAAACTGCTGAATTTGGATTCAAATCAATCAAACTATTATATTGTTTGAATGATCTTTGAACACTGGATCGTTCTGATTCTTTAACATTTACACGAATCAAACTTGAATCAATTCCAGCGTTTGTTAAAATATATTTTTGATTTGGTGTACGACTACTTACAGAAAAAGTTTGAGTAATATAAGATCCTTCATAAACATCAATATTATTAAAGTTTGCATAACCAGAAGAATTTACAGGAACTGTAATATCATCTGGAATTGAGAAAGTAAATGTATTTCTATTAAACTTTGAAGAATTTCCAACGATACCTGCTTTCAATGTAACTGATACTACATTGGTATCAGATGCATCAAAAGAAAATGAAATATTTGATACGGCTGCTTTTCTTGATCGAGGTACATAACCAATATTTCTTGCCAATGATACAACGTTCTCTCTCAATGTTGCACTATCAATAAACACCTCATTCGTCACCATATTGGCGTTATACGAATTAAGATAAGTATTATATGCTAATGTATTGATAATCGTAGATAAGTTCGACCCTTCATAATCATAATCAGTGAAGTTTGAATTCGCTTTCAGATAATCACGAAGAGAAGCTTTGATTTGCTCAAAGTCTACGTTGCTAAAATTAACTAGTGGCATTTTACCTAGTCGGTACTAATACAACATTGAGTTCTTGTATTGGTAAATCTTTACCAATAATATAATAACGTATTGTTACATTTAAATCATTTGAATCAAGTGTATTGATATCATTTAACTGTTGAACATCAACACTTTCTAAACGAATACGAGGTTCATATCGATTCAATGTAAATTCAATTTCTGATTTAATTTGAATAATCGTAATCACATCATTGTTTTCAAATAACATATCACTCACTCGACAACCAATGTTTGGTTGAAAAGGAATATCACCAGGAATTGTAAAGATTAGATTACGAATTGAACGAGCAATAGCATTCTCATTTTTCAAAGCAATCAGATCACGACTTAAAGGATTAACCTGAAAAGTTGCACTTATATCTTTGAATGGTTGAGATACTCTTTGTACAGGCACTCGATCATACAATAACTCAAAGTTATTTAGAGCACTAATCTTCAATTAATGTGAACTGTTGATTACCACAAGTACAGATATGATCAGGGTCAGAACAATCAGTTGTTTCAAAAAGTCCATCAGTATTTTTGAGTTTTTTTGCTTTTGGTGTTTGATCATCATTCGCAATTTCTCTCAGTAGTTTATCTTCACTCATTTGAATTCTCCTCTGTGATAATTTGTTCTCTTTCTTTTGCTGTTTTCCAAAAATATTCATCTTCACGACCCATACCCAATCGATCAAAACCATTTTCAACTGAGTAATATTCTGTTGATACTTTAAAATCAGGCATCTTTGGATCAATAGGTGTTAAGCTATTATCAAATATTCTCATTCGATTGTTTGGATACAATGCATATTGTCCATTCACAAGTTGAATGAGATTGTGTGATTTATGCTCTGCTGGATTTTCTGATGTTGCATAATCAATCACATCAGGATCAGAATGATAGTTATCAAGTGTACAAATATATGTACCTTTCATAATTCCATGATCTCTGGTATACAGTTCATAATCCATGGAACCAATAAACTGTTTTGCAATACTCACAACACCATAATCCATACAATTCCAAAACTGTAGATTTGGTAAATTCATATCAGGATCAGGTGTTTTAGGTTCTGATAAGAAAGCACTAATTGGTAACTTATCATACATTGCTGCATATTCTGGAAGATAAGTTTCAAAATAAAATGCACGACCAGGTATTGATTTTGCAGATACCCATACACCTTTTACAAATTCACCATGTCCACTCTGATGATCTGTTAAGTATTCTTTTCTTACCCATACTTCTTCACTTGGTAGATTGCATATTAGAGATGCCATATGTCATTAAAAAAGACCCTACTATGTAGAGTCTATAGAGAACTTAGAGTTAGGGTTTAAGAAAATTATAATAACTCATCTTCCCTGACCACGATAACGTTTCCTAGCTTTATTTCCAGAAGTTGCAGAATACTTTGAATGTTTCCCTGTACCCTGTCGGGTTTTTTTGGGAGTGGATTCAACGAATCCTGTTTTCTTAACTGCCATAATAAATCTCCTTAGATAACTATTGTAATCTTATCAGATCACGCGCATTTTTTCATGACCCACACGAATCCTTGGATCACACCAGATCTCATATCCTGATTCGATTGCATCCAAACAGAATGATACATCTTCTCCACACATATCTTGTACTGCACCAGATTCAAATACTTGCATCTTTGGTGCAAACCATGGATACTTCATACCTTCATTTTCAAATACACCCTTCTTAATCATTACCCATCCAAATCCAGTGTAATCAACAGTAAATGGTTTCTTACGTTTCTGAATACCATCAACCATCTCATGATTCATCACACCACCATTATTACGGAAATCATCTTCTTCCAACCAATGTGCTACTGATGTTGTTCTTCCATCTTCTGTAGAATACCAACCAGCAGAAATTGGTCGTTCCTTCTCTTCATCTACTGTACCATCCTCATTGATTGCTTCAGCAGGAAGTGCCATATCAGCAAGTTGCCAAAACTTCTCAGTGTTGAAAATAATATCACTATCAATCCACAATTGATAATCATACTTCAATTCACCATTCCAAGGAATCTGATCAGGTCCACGCAATACATTTGCTCCAAGACACTTACAACGAGCAAAATTCACCATACTACTATAGTCTTGTGAAATCTGAATACTCATCTGATTCTGTACAAGATCAAAACACAACTGTACAAAATTCTTCATAAACGCATATGAACAACCTCTTCCTGGCAAACAAAATACGATCGCCTTTCCACGCCATCGATCCTTAATTGCTTGATAATCCCATTCTTGTTCAGGTGCCTTCTTTTTTGGCTTTGATGCCTTTACGGTAAAACCCTTCGCCATGGTTAGTAAATCACTCCACTTCAGTTTGTATTATAACAGTGTATGTATACAATGCCCAGGCATAGATTTCAAAAAAATTCTGGGAAAATTTTTTTTATCAGTTTGAAATCATGCTCGCGTTTTGTCACCTCTGTAGGTTAGGGAAGTTACCCCTTTTTTATACGGGGGTACCCTTTTATAATTTTATACCCGAACCCCATTATAACCGGCTACGCAACCCATCATAATTAACAACGATACCCGAAACACTGTTCAATTAGATTATAACAACTGTGTTTTCAACTGACAAGTATAGACAAAAAAAAAGGGAGTACAGTATAATACTCCCAGAACAACTGTATTTTTATTTCTTAGTTACTGTTGCCCAAGTTTGAGACTTTGTTGGTTTCTTTGTGGGAAGGTGAGTGACTTTTACGCGAAGACCTTTGTTTTGCAGTTCTTCAGTGATGCTGAGGAGGTTGGTGAATGTGTTCATAAGTGGGGGGTGTTGTTCATTTAAAGGACACTGCAAAGGTGCCTGTTATAAATAGAAACAGCTAATGTGTTCCGTCGAGTTAGCTAACTGTCGGTGAGTTTATAAACACTGAACCATCCTACGGGGTCAATGGTCAGATACAAACTCCCATAAACAGTGAGCAACACATAGGAGAGACACATAAGCAGACAAGCTTATATAAAAGGTTTTCAGAGAATAAGCCTCAAACTCTGTTTTGTTGTGCTTATTTGTGAAGAAAAAAGTGAGAATAACTGTAGGTAAAGGACACCACCCCCTTACCAATTACTCTCACTCACACAACACCACACAGGCAGTTTAACGTCTCGTAGAGTTACCCAGGACGTGAAATTATCTGTTCTCTTCTACTCTTTAAGTATAACTCATAAAGTGTATCTGTATCAAAAAATGTACCACCTTATAAAGTGTCACTGAGGGACTTGATGTTTTTCTGAGTTTCTGATACAATGGAGGCTAAGATCACTATAAGTTTGAGTATTTAATGGGTATAAGTTCATACATTTATCAGGGTATAAAAACACCGAAAAACTAATACAAATACCCTTCAAAGTAGCTGGGGAGTATCCTCACAGCTACCACACATACACTCACCTTAACAATTAGTAAAAAAGCACTATTATATTTTTTAATACCTTTTTTAATTGATTTTTAACTAAAACAGGGGAAATTCCTCTAGAACTTCGTTATTTCAGCATTTTGTTGATAGTTGCGTTACGTTCTTCAATGATACTTACTAGGTTAGAATCCATCAAATCAATGAGTAGATTAGCACCTAAAATAATGACAATACCTGATAGAAAAAGACGCATGATAAAGTGTTAGTTAGTGGGAAAGTTTTTACAGACAGCATCACACAAGATCCTCACAAGTTCGCCATCATAATTGACATCATACTCTGCAAAGTATTCAGTGATGATACAATCAATGTCCTCCATTAGTTGTTCCCTTGCCATCAGGATTAGGAGTTTGTTATACTCTTGATGTTGTTGAATGTCAGTCATTGTGAGTTAAAGAAAAAAATCAAGCAAAAACGTAACCATTAGTGAACTCCTTAGTGATGAACATATCAACACCATTTACATCACCAACATAACGACGAACGAACCAATTAAAGTTCTTTTGAAATACTCCTTCACCCCTAATGCAGAACACATCGATGAGAACATTAAGTCGTGATTTAGTCGTCTTTGATTGATAACCACCATCAAAGATAGTCATGCTATTATCATCGATTTCAGCAATCTTATTACCGTGAAGATAAACAACAGAAGTGTTAGTTTCTTCGTTAAAGATAACAGAAGTATTAGCAGATTGCCAGTTCTGACTGTTGTTGATTGCGGCAATCATTTGTTGTTCAATCTTACGCATGATGAGGGAAAAGTGTGTTAATTAACCAGAGATTTGTTGATAGAAAGTGTTGAAAGCATTGTAATCAGTGTAATAAAATGCTTGTTCTTTTTTATCCCAAAGTTGATAAGCAGAGCATCCAATTTTGAAATCATAAACAACGAACTCATTGTTATGATGATCAACAACAACGGTGCCCAGTTGTTCTTTGACGAGAGTGTAATCTACCATTTTGTGTGTTTGAATCAGTGCTTAAGTTAAAAAGTGTTATTTTAGGCGATAGAAATAAGTTCAGAGAAACGATCAAGAGTTACATATTTGAGAACTCCAAGATCATCAACGAGTTGAATCATTGGCCAGAGTGGACTATCAGCGATAAGTTTACCACCTGTAATCACATAAATCATACCATATTCATCTTCAACTTTACATCCTTTTGCTTGTTCTACCCAGTTAAGAAATTCCATGGTTTGAGGTGTGGTTCACTAAAGGGACAATGCAAGAGTGCCTAACAATAATCTCCGTGAATTGCCTTAGAAAAAATGTTTATCATTTTGGACAATCAGGGTGAAAAGTAAATGATTCACATGTTCTGTTTGAGAACATTTTAGCATCACGATCTGCTAGGAATTTAAGATAACTACCAAGAGCAAGACAGATCAAAATTCCAGTGATACCGTATTTTGTGATTTTAGAATACATTGGTCCAGCGATTGTGGTTTGCTTTGGTGATACGTTCTTCTGCTAACATGTTATCACATACTCGACAGAAAACTTGAAACTTTTGTTCTCTTGTGAGTGTATGTGGTTGAGCACAAGTTGCAATCACCTTGAGCATTTGACGTTTGGATGTGATCATGAGTTTCAGTTAAGAATGTGACGATAATCGATGGATTTGATACACCAACCTGATGCAGATGTGATCTCTTCGATGAGATCATCCTCATCATTTGCCTCCCAAATTGTTGTCATCGTTTGATTGATTACACCTTGTTTTTCCTCTTCAGGATAAGGTCCAAATTCATCATCAAAATCAAATTCGATTTGTGTTACTTGGAATTTCATGATCAGAGACTCTCGATGATAGATTGACGTGCTTGGTATGCTTCATTTTGTGAGTTGAAAGTTGCGATCTTAGTGTGATCATCTTTCCAGTAAAGTGCCCACTTATGTGAACCCCAAACTGCTTTGATCTTGATTGGGTTGTCGATACCGAGTGGATAAGGTTTCATAAGTTTGGTTCTTTCAGTAAAGGGACAATGCAAAGGTGCCTAATCAGATCACAGATATAAAAAGCTTCCATATTGATCACAAAGTTCAGGCTTATCTGCCAGTGTAGTAATCATATAACGAACACCTTTTGCAGGTGCTTTGTATGATGCTGGCTTGTAACATTCACCAGTGTTCTTATCAACAAACATCCAGCAAGAACGTCCATTCAGTCTTCTACCTCCTCCCATCAAATAAGACCAAATTTTAATATATTTGCGACCTACTTCATATTCAAGTTGAGTATAAACAGAGCTATTGTTCTCAAGAGAAAGAACTTTCCACTCATTATTAACAACTTCAAGAAGTGCTTCAGTGAGGAATTGTGGTTTGTTCATCATTAAAAAGTGGTGGTGATTCACTAAAGGGACAATGCAAGAGTGCCTAACTTTAATAAGAACGAATTGAGATGGATTCCATCATCATCAGAGCTAAATCATTGCGAAGATCCTCATCAACAATGGGAACGTTTTCTTCACCCAACTCAGAAGAAATTTCCCTCAAAAGTTCAGTGAAC